ATTCATCTCCATACATTTCTTTTGCTTTTTTAATCTTCTTCTTGGCTGACCTTCTTCCTAATAAACCGCCAATAATTGCACCGCCAATAGCTCCCGTGGTTCGTCTTTTTCCTCCCCTGTCGCCACTGTAAGCGGATAATCCGGCAAATCCACCCTCCATCGCTCCTTTTATGGTACCCTCTTTTATATCATCCTTTTCCCATTTACGTAACATTTTTATTTCCCGGGCTGTTAACGGCTTCTTCTTTCTTTTTTTGATTTGCGCTTTTTGCTTTTGCGCTTTTTGCTTTGGTGGCATATTAATTCCTTTGGCTTGGTATTGCGTGTAGGTTCACTATTCTGCGATAACTTAGGTCTATCATAGGTTAGCTTCCATATTTATTTGATTGAGTGTGTAAAAATTTGATTTATTCCTGTGTTCCTGACAATTCCGGATGGTTAGCTAAGACTTGCTCGATTGCCACTTGATCTGTGCTTTCGAGTATCTGCTGTTCTTCTGGGGTCAATTCTGGTGGCTGTTGCGCCATTTGTTGTTGTTCCATCTGTTGTTGCATTTCCAATTCTTGTTGACTCTGGGCTATCCAGTCCTTTGCCCGCTGTTTGTCCCTCAGTGAAGGTGCTAAGTCAATTAACTGCTCCGGCGAGATTAGTGGTTTCCCTGTCTGTGGGTCTTGCATTCCATATAAGCTCATTCCTTCGTCAAATTCAGCGTAATTATCGAATGGTAGCATAGAAGTCATACTTACATCTACCTTTAGCTTAATATCGGCTCCTGTGGGCGGATAAAACGGCTCATATACAGCTTCCCCATTCTCATCATCCGTCTTTTGCACCACAACGTCTGGATAATAGTTCTGGATAACGTGTGTCCAATGCTCGTATAACCGCTTAGATAGATTGACAAACTGGTTAACCTTTGGCTGTAGTCGTCCTGTAGCCTGTGCAATTAACGCTTGTGTCTTAACCCCGGAGTCACCTTTGTCGCCCATTCCTCTGAATGCGTCCATGATTCCTGTCTTTTTATCCATATCTGCGTCCAGATACATAAGAAAGTTCTGAATGTATGCTGGCATCCCCGGTGGTGATACGTGGCGTACTCCATTGGGCAGTGCGGATTCTACGATAGCTCCGGGAGAGTTCCTCACCGATTTGATACCGCTTCCCTTTACAATTTCTGTCACAGGATTACCTGTAAATCTTATATTGTCATTAATGTTGGATATAATCTGGTTTTTGATACGGATATGGTCTTCAATGTTCCGTCCCTCTGATGTACCCCAGAAGTCACCAGACCGCTTATAGTTTGTCCCCTCGAAGAAAGGGTATCTTTTATAGGGATTGGCTACGTCCCTAAGAATACAGTTTTTCTTTGAGCGAGCTATAGTAATGATGCGTCCATTCGGGTACTTCATACGGGATTGCATTTGACTAATCTTATGACCATCGGAGTCCAACGCATGAGTCCCGTCTGTATTATACTCGTAATCTTCATATTCCTCTTCGGTCAAGTCCGGGCAGTAATACTCTAACACCAATACGTGACCACGCTTGTCCTTGGTCTGACCGTCCTTAATAGCGTTGACTACGCCTTTTAAACCTTTTTCATTTGATCTATAGGAATAATACTGCATATCGTCCAAGTCGCCCTCTGCGTCCACTTCAGCCCCATATATGCGCTTTACTTCCTCAACGGTCATAACTGGAGCATAAATAAAATAAGAGTCGTGGCAATCGCTCATTGATCCGGCAGTAGGGTCTGGGTAACAGGCATATAGGTCAACAATCTCATTAACAAAGGATTGAGACTCTTCGTCATATACGCTTTTCAGCATAATGTTTCCTTTTACGGTGAACTCACGGAAGCCTTCTTTGATTAGTTCGTTCATTCCCGATGCACCCCATTGGTCTACCAGTTCCCGCTGTACGCCTTTGGCATAGTCATTGGCGAAGTCCAATCCATCTGGTGCAATCTCGTCTGGCTGTGGGGTAATCTCTGGCTTGGGTGGACGTGAGGTCACTACGGGTAAGGTCACTTCAGTCGCCTCGAATAGACCATTGGACGTAGCTCGAGTCAGATTAGATGAACGCCCAGAGCCTTCCCAGTACCTATTCTCGTACATCTTTTCATAGTGTGCCCACATCTCTGGCAGTTTACGGTTGTTCCTGTGGTCTTTAGCGAACTTGAACCTGCCAAGTACCTCTTCGTATAGTTTCTCGTCAAAATAGGGTTTGCCCTCTAATTCTATGTTGCTTGCCATCCTAATTCCTCATAATCATCTGGGTTATTGATTTTATGCCATATCTTCTGGTTCTTATCCTTTTTTACGGGCTCTGGTGCAAAGTGCATCTGTGGAGCACATACAAAATAACGAACTACGTCAGGAAAGTCTTTATATTTGTCAACAATCTTCCCGTCTGCTCTCGCCTTGTCTGAAGCCAGCTTAGTTGTCTCATGCTTTCGTATATAGTGGTTCATCCCGTTCCATGTGTGGTAACAGTTGTTCCATATCACCAGTCCGGGCTTACCATCTTGCATAGGCTCTAATGCGTTCCTCACTTGGAAATGCCCATAGGCAATCTCCCCATCTCCAGCATTCGCCTTATATGACGATATAAATGATAGATTTCTCTTCTTCCTTGCGCCAGACTCAGCATATAGCTGGGCAAGGTTAGTCTGCCCTCTGGTCTGCCATCCGAAGTGCCTGTCCAGTATCCGACTCTTTACCTTACGGTCAAACTTCTTTTCAATCTTCAGCCATGCGTCAACCTCTTCATCTAAATTCTTACCACCCTTATAATCCCAGTACGGGCGAGCCTTGTCAGTTGGGTACTCAGCAAATATAATCTTGCGACCTTCCGGCGTTACTGCTCCCCATATTACCGCAGAAAATCTGGAGTCATGTGGATCAACAACCTGATAAATGGTCGAATCTGGGGGTATAGTATATTCACTTGGGTCAACAAAATGAGCGTCACGGCTTAATTTGGGATAAATTTTTCCGGAAAAGTACATAAATTTGCCAAAAGCACGTGCTTCACGCTCTTCCGGGTCATATCCATCAACCATATCATCAACGATTTGAGCGTCTAAGTGACCTCTTTCGCCACGATTCTTGCAAGCTGAGTACACATCCGCCTGCACATGGTAAAATCCCTTCTTGCCCTCATCTACCCCAGCCTGAACCTCATCCAGTATATACGGCGGGCAGTAAAGCGGTGTCATCGGCAATAATGTAATAGCTCCCATACGTCTCCTCGACTTGACAGCTTTCCATATATTCTCCGGCATTGGCTCGTCTGCTACAACAACTCCAACATTCGCCGATTCATAGGTGGATGGGTCTTGGTCGTATGTCTTAAACACAATCGTCCAGCCGTTATTAAATGTTATCTTGGATATATGAGGCTTACCCTCTTTTGTCTCTGTGTAGGTGTCTTCATCCATCAGGTTTAGCATCTCAGGGATCACCGTGTTCTTGATTGTCTCCGCTGTGGAACAATACCAAATTGTTTTGGGATATGGGAATTTGTGGAATATTGGATAGTCGAACCACCCGTTCTGTACTCCATAAACAAAATTTAAGATAGCATGAATGGTCGATGTGGTCTTTCCTACCCCGTTAGCGAAGGTACATAGCACCACTGGAACATTCGTGTCTCTGGTGCTCTCGCCTATTGCTCGGATATATTCGCTCTGGGCACCATTAGGACAGAAAAATTCGAGCGGATATTCGTACATTTTAGATAATGTCCGCTGTGCTTCCAATAAAGTAAGTTTTTCTACCACTGTATAATCTTGTTTCTTATTAGAGAACATATTAGCTCTTTGCCATTTGTATTAATAAATCTTTTGCCCGCTCTTTTGCTTTATCTTCCTTAACATTAACCTCACCATTGAGGTTTGTGTTCTCTGTAAAATCTGCTTCACTCCGCCCCAAAAGTTCAGATGCTTTTAATCGGTCATTCATCTTAGCTGGAACAGTTATAGTTGTGCCTCCCACTACTTGGGTTTCTCCAACTTCACCATTAGCTACAGCAGACCAAAACGCCTGACGTTCATGTCGGCTCATTATGATTTCTTTTCGCTCAATCATCACATCTTTCGACTCAATTTCTTTTCGCTTGGTGAGATATTTGATAACCTCACTGTGGTTCAGCAACTTATTAGCCGTAGAATAGGCACTCTTAGGAGAATAACCAGCTAAAATTGCAGATTGAGTCCCAGTACCTTCACCATTGTAGTTATCTGCAAACTTTTGTTGCATCTTATTGAGTCCATTCTCATTCTTTGAAAATTGATTTAATTTTTTAGACATTTTAACATTTCTTGAACATCTTCAACATGGTCTTCGCATGAGTGTGCTAAAGATACTGTTTGAATATTATCAGTAATTAAAGTTCCGCTATCATCTGTCGTGACTGTTAATGTAGGCTTAACTATTATATCTGTAAACTCAAACTCTGCTACTTTGAAGCACGTCTCTTCTTTACATAGGTGATGAACTATTCTATTAACTTCCATTGCTTTGTTTCCTTAGAAACCTACTGTACTGCTTGGCTGTTCTTCCCTGTTTTTTTAATGCTTTATTCAACATGGCTTTTTGTTTTTTTCTCATTTTTGCAGATTTATTAGGCACACTATCACTTGGCTGGTTTAAGTAAGTTTATAAAACCTTTGCGGACTTTATTAAAGAACCTATCCTCAACACCTCTCCAGTTTCCTTGGGTGTTGCGTTTCTTTTTAGTCTTTTTCATTTCTTA